GCGATATAAGCGCAATTGATGTTAAAATTGACACCAAGGCAAGCCAAGCAAGCGTTGATGCCCTACCAAGCGATGCGCAGATAGCAGACAAAGTGCTAGGGCGTAGTATTGCTGGGGGTGCTGATGGCGGCAGAACAGTTACGGAGGCACTAAGGGCTAACAGAAACCGGGTAAACCTAGAGACAGGTGAAGTATACGAAGAGGACGATTCCACGGTAAGCCACACCTACACGGTAACACGTAAAGAGCTTGACGCAGTTAGTGAGGTAGACCCAACCTAATGTTTTCATTCTTTAATAGATTACTATTAAGTGGCAAAAAAGCCCAAGCTGAATTGCTAGGATTTCTACCCCAAGCAACGCTAAGCAACAACCATGCCAGTCAAGAGCTAGCAGCGAACATTGCGCAAGCAACTATTAAAAATAGTCTAAGCGGGTTAAAATTAAACATGAACACGCACAAACTAACTCTACACGGTGAGATAGATGGCACTTGCTAGCATTGAACTAATACAAGGCGACTCGCTAGACTTAGAGTTCAGGACAACGGATAGGCGAGACTTAACGGACTTTACTTGTCAATTACAAGTAAGGGATTCTGGCGACCTAATCGCAAACTCAATTGACCGAGCGGTAACAACTTACAACACTGACAATACTATTTTTACAGCACGCCTTACGCCAGCTGAATCGGCAGGCCTTGTTGTTGGTTCTTATAAGCTGAGTGGACAATTAGCAAATGCAACAACCGGCGAGGCTTTAGAGCTTGTCGCAGATTTAACGATAGTGAAGCAATACAACTTCTAGCGGGGCTAGAATCTACTTAAGCTGGGGGCTGATAGTGGAAAAACTAACATCTAAACAAGAGCTTTTTTGTAGGGAATATTTAGTCGATTTAAATGCGACACAGGCCGCTATTAGGGCCGGATATAATCCCAACAGCGCAAAACAAATAGCTACGGAAAACTTGTCAAAACCTTACTTAGCGAATTTTATAGCAGAGTTGAAAGCCGAGAGGGCCGCCAAGGTTGATATAAGCGCCGCATGGGTGCTTAAGAAGCTAGTAGCACTGCACGATAAGTGTATGGAGGCAGAGACAGTGCAAGACAGCGCAGGCGTTGATATGGGTTACGCTAAATTTAACCCTTCAAGCGCTGCAAAGTCTTTAGAGTTGATTGGCCGCCATGTTGACGTTAGAGCGTTCGACGTTGACGAGAAAAACCAAGGATCAACACCTATAAGCATAAACATAGTAAACCCCAATGCAGATAGCGCCGACCAAGCCTCAGTATGATTACATTATGGCAAAAGACCAATTCCCAGCTATGGTCGCGGGCTTTGGCGCAGGCAAAACAGAGGCGGCAATAAACAGAGCGATAATAGGCAAGATTCTACACCCAGAAGTGAATAGAGGGTTTTATGAGCCAACGTATGATCTGATTAGGCAAATCGCTTTCCCTAGGTTTGAAGAGATATTGGAAGGCTCTGGCATTTCCTATAGGTTATACAAGACACCTATTAATAAGCTGGAAATTCATGGCTACAAATCAATCATATTTCGAAGTATGGACACGCCTAGCCGCATAATCGGTTATGAGCATGGTGATGCCGATGTGGATGAGCTGGATACACTAAAAAAGCAAGATGCCGAGGACGTTTGGCGGCGTATACTTTCACGAAACAGGCAGAAGAAAAACAAAGGCTTGAATACCATAGGCGTAACGACTACGCCGGAGGGGTTTAGATTCGTCTATGACACATGGAAAAAAGACCCAAAGCCAGGCTATAAGATAATACAAGCAAGCACCCATTCTAATCGTCATTTGCCTGATGGTTATATTGATTCACTCAAGCAGATGTATCCGCAAGCGCTTTTGGATGCTTACCTCGAAGGCCGATTTGTAAACCTAACCACAGGCACGGTATACAGCTCTTATAACCGGGATAAGTGTAGAAGCTCTGAAACTATACAGAAAAAAGAGCCGCTATATATTGGAATGGATTTCAATGTAACCAATATGAGCGCTGTTACTTATGTTCAGCGCGGTAATGTTTGGCATGCTGTAGACGAGTTAAAAGGAATTTACGACACCCCAAACATGATTGACGCTATCAAAGAGCGCTACCACCAGCATAGAATCACTGTATACCCAGATGCTAGCGGCAAGAGTAGAAAAACGGTTGATGCTTCAATTTCTGATATTCATTTACTGCGGCAGGCAGGTTTTGCCGTAAAGGCTAAGGATTCAAACCCAAGGATCAAAGATAGGATAATGGCGGCTAATGGCGCTTTTGATCACGGCTTACTTTTTGTGAACGATGACAAGTGCTCTGAGTACGCAAGATGCCTAGAGCAACTAGCCTACACAGCGAACGGCGACCCAGACAAAACAATGGATGTTGATCACTTGCCGGATGCCGGAACGTATCCTATTGCATACGAGATGCCAATTCGCAAACCTCTTGCTACAATACGCACAACATTCAATTATTAGGCCAACATTATGCCAGTATCGACAACTCACCCAGATTACGATGATATGGTAGGCGAGTGGAAGCTAGTCAAGGCAGCCACCAAGGGCCAAAAAGAAGTCAAGAAGCTAAAGACAGAGGTTTTGCCCGCTCCAGGCTGTAAAGATGGGTCTTATGATAAGGCACGCTATAACGCTTACATTGAGAGAGCTATTTACACAAACATTACAGGACGAACGTTAGCGGGATTGGTTGGTGCTGCATTTAGACAAGAGCCGCAAATTGAGCTTCCGACCGGGTTAGAGTATTTGGAGGTTAACGCCGATGGGGGCGGATTGGGTTTAGATCAGGTGGCTAAACGCACTCTATCGAATCTAATCAAAACAGGCCGAGAAATATTACTAGTCGATTATCCCGAGATCGAGGAGGGGTTAACGCAAGAACAGTTTGAGATGCTAGAGCCTCAAGCGTTTATTAAGCGTTACGCGGCTGACTGCCTTATAAATTGGCGCACCACTGTAATTGATGGGCGCGAGGTTTTATCATTGGCCGTGCTTTCAGAGCCGCAAGAGGACTATACCGACGAATTCCAGTCAACTGAGGTTCAACAATACCGCGTGCTGCGATTAACGGCAGACGGCTATTCTCAACAATTATACGAAGAAGAAAAACCAATCACGACAGAGGTTTACCCTGTTAAATCAACTGGCGAGCGCTTTGCCGAGATCCCATTGGTTGTTTCTGGCAGCCAGTACAATGATGTCGACATTGATCCGATACCTCTTGCTGATATTGCCTATTTGAATATAGGACACTTCCGAAACTCGGCAGACCTAGAAGAGAATGCGTTTATTCATGGCCAAATGACATTAGGGGTAACGTCTGACCTGTCGAGTGATGAGTGGGCTGAGGCAAACCCTAACGGCATTGTCGTGGGCTCAATGTCAGGGCACTTTTTGGGTTCTTCCGGCGGATTCCACACAGCGCAAACTGAAGAGAACCAAATAGCGGACAAACTACAAGAGCGAAAAGAGGGGCAAATGCTTGCGCTAGGTGCTCGATTGGTTGAGCAGCGAAACCCGCAAGAGACAGCCGCAGCGGCCAAGCTAGACGCAACAGGGCAGAATAGCGTTTTAGGTGACTTAGTTAACAATGTGGAGAGCGCATTAAACAAGTGCTTAGCTTGGGCTGGCATGTTTATGGGTGAGGATGGCGAGTACGTATTCTCTATGAATCGCGAGTTCTTCCCAGATAGCTTAGACCCTCAACTATTAATGGCTGCGATACAAGGGTACGACCGTTCGGTTATTGCTAAGTCAGACTTGCAAGACTCATACAGGAAGTCTGGTGTAGTCTCACCAAGCCGAACAAACGACGACATAAACGAAGAGAACGGCGAGGCTTCACCGCTTGAGTAGTAACCAGTTTCTAATTGATGCGGCAAGTAGGCACGCTGTTTTAGTTCAGCGGCATTCTGCACAACTAGAGGATGAGATGGCCGATAGTGTCGAAAAGGCGTTAAACGGTGTTGTGGGCGGAATAAGTTCGGGGCAACCACAAGAGCAAGTTTTAGCAGATTATCGCAACGCTCTATCTAGCGCTGAACAAGACCTGTTAGATGATGTTGTGGCTCTTACTGAGGCAGAGGCAGAGTTTAGCGAGGAGATGTTTAAAGAGGCTATAGAAGCCGATATTGAGCCAGCACCAGTAGCGGTATTATCTACCGCTGTTATTAATCGAAGCATAGACGCGCAGCCAGGCCAAAAGGTTAGCATGCAAGTATTGCTATCGACATTCTCAGACAAGAAAGCCCAGCAGGTGAGGTTGATTTTAAATGATAGCTTTTCGCTAGGTGAAACAGTAGAGCAGACATCTACAAAGATACGAGAGATAACCGGACTGCAAAGAAGGCAGGCGCAGACAGTTGCTAGGACTGGGGCCAATATTGCCTCAACGGTAGCACGAGAGGAAATGATAAAAGCGAATGAAGAGCTGCTAGAGGGTTATGAGTGGGTGTCTACTCTCGACGCTCGAACGTCTAATATCTGCATGGCGCGCGATGGTGTTATATATCCTATTTCGGATAGAAGCCCAAAACCAC